GAGGCGCGATAACCCGCGCCATGCGCAAGGTCAAATACCGCGCCATGTATACGGCCACGCCAAGCCCGAACGACTACACGGAACTCGGAACGTCCGCTGAGGCGCTGGGCGATATGGCCTACATGGACATGTTGCAGACGTTCTTTAAGTCCAACGACGACACATTGCACCCCGCGCATATAGGCCAGCAATGGCGGTTCAAGGGCCATGCAGAGCCGCATTTCTGGCGATGGGTGGCGTCATGGGCGAGAGCCATTCGGCGCCCGTCCGACATGGGCTATCCCGACGATGGCTGGTCCCTGCCGCAACTTCGGGAAATACACCACGAGATTGAAAGCAAGCCGCTCGACGGACAGCTATTTGCCATGCCGGTGCGCGGGCTTCCACAGGAGCGTGAAGAGCGCAAGGCGACCATTAAGGAGCGGTGCGAACTCGCAGCCGAATTGATCCAAGCGCACGACTGCGGTGTTATGTGGTGCCATTTCAACGCTGAGGCTGACCTGCTGGCGGAGATAGTGCCAGGTGCTGTGAACTTGTCCGGATCTGATAAGGATGAGATCAAGGAAGAGAAATTCGCGGCGTTCAAGTCTGGCGAGATCAAGTATCTGGTCACGAAGCCGAAGATCGCGGCCCTTGGCGTCAACTGGCAGCATTGCGCAGCCTGCACCTATTTCGATGACTACAGCTATGAGCAGTATTATCAGGCGGTGCGGCGGTTCTGGCGGTTCGGTCAAAAGAGGCCGGTAACCGTTCACCAGATCGGGACAACATCGCTATCTAATGTGGCGAAGTCTAGAAAGCGAAAAGCGGAGGCTGCGGACAAGATGTTCGGCGAAATGATGCGGCACATGATTGACGCACAGTCGCACCGCAAGATTTTTGGAGAAGGCCGGAATATGGAGGTTCCGACATGGCTGTAATGGATCAAATCATCACGGATGACTACGCGATATACAACGCGGATTGCGTTGAGGTCATCTCGGACATGCCGCAGAATTGCGTCGATATGTCTGTCTACTCCCCGCCGTTCGCTGGCCTGTTCCAATATAGCGGCGACGAGCGGGACATGTCGAACTGCTACAACTACGACGAGTTCTATGCGCAATACGCCTTTTTGGTCCGCCAAATGTATCGCGTCACGAAACCGGGCCGCATCAACTGCGTGCATTGCATGGACATCGGAGAGGACGCGGTGGGAACATCCCATGACCTTCCCGGCAACATCATTCGCATCCACGAGGAAGCGGGCTTCAAGTTCATCGGTAGGCGGCTGAAGTGGAATGAGCCTCTTGCGGTCCGGCTTCGGACGATGGTCCGGGGCTTGGCGCATCAAACCATCTGCGAGGACAGCGCCAAGTCGAGTATCGCCCACGCTGATTACATCTTGTTCTTTCGCAAGGACGGGGAGAACAAGGTGCCGATTACCCATAAACGCGGCTTTACCCGGTATTTTGGGGAAGAACACATGCCGGAGGAGGTCAGGCAGTTCCGTGGGTTTGATGGGGACCAGAAGGAAAACAAATTCTCGCACTTCGTCTGGCGCCGGTATGCCTCATCCGCCTGGATGGATATTCGGGCGAGCAATTCACAGAAGACCGGATGCGGCCTGACCGCCCGCGCCGTTGTCGACGATGGCGAGGCGCGCGAGCCTGACGATGTGAAGCACGTTCATCCGCTCATGCTGGACATCATCCACAGGTGCGTTGAACTCTACACCAACCCCGGCGAAACCGTTCTGACGCCCTTCATGGGTGTTGGGTCTGAGGTCTACAGCCCCGTCTATCTCGGTCGTCGCGGTATCGGTGTAGAGCTGAAAACCAGCTACTACCGGCAGGCCGTCAAGAACATCGCCAAGGCCAAAGAGGATTACGCGAGCGATGGGCTGGGCGACCTGTTGATGGGATAACTTGCCCCATACCCTGCCATATGCGACAATAGACAGGACAAGTTACGGGGCCGACAGGATAGACCGCACCGCCCCCACAAGGGCACGCGGATACCCCGGTTCAATTCCGGGCGGCTCCACCAGATAAAGGAACGGCATGGCCGAAATGCACGAAATAATGCGGCTGCACGTTAAGTTTGACGAAGTGTCAGACCTGACAAGCAGCCGTCTATTGAGCATGGCCGAAGCGGCGCTTGATGTTGCCAAGCCTCATTGGCGCTATCATGTTCCGCAGATACGCCAGAAGATGAAGGACGAAATGTTCTTTGCTCTTTTCGCGGCTGCCATTGAGAACCCAGTCGGCAAGAGGTGCGGTGTTGCTATGAGTGAGGGCGGGCACGATGAGCAACCCGCCCCACCGCACGCCGGAATGTAGAAACACACCAACGCAAGCGCCGGGCGCATTGAGGATTTGAACCCGGAGCATAGCCTGAAAGCCGGGGCGGCGCTTGCGTGCATTTTTTGATAAAATGTCTTTACAGGGCGGACAGAATGTCCTATATGTAACGCATAGGGCAATGAAGCCCACCCCGCGCCGGGTTAGGCGACAGCCTCGGAGGTTCTGATGGCTTCTCTTGTTTCTTCTCTCTCGCTCCTGGCCGAACGGCTTGACTTGGACTGCATCGCAGCAGTCGCGCTTCCTGCAACCATCGGCAACGCTGCCGAAAAGGCGGGCATGTCCGACGCAGAAATGATCCGCGCGTGCTGGGACGTGTCGGAACTTGGCGAATACATCGCCAGCGTTTGCAACAGCCCCAAGGTGCGGGCAGAGGTCGAGGCAGTTCTTGCGGAGAAATCCGCAGCATGACGCCCGCGCAATTCAAGGCGGCCAGAAACGCCCTTTGCCTCAGCCAGCGCGATCTGGCTGAGGTTTGGTCTATGGGTCTGAATGGCGAGCGCACCATCCGAAGATGGGAGCAGGGCGCCACCCCTGTTAATCCCATCGCGGCATACTGCATCGGCTTAATGTTGAACGATCAATCAAATGCGTGATATGAAGACGCCGCTTGCGTGCAGGAGATAAGACAATGCCAGCCGGAAGACCTTCAAAATACGATCCAGCCATTTGTAAGCAAGTTGTGCCGTTCATGGCGGATGGTTACAGTGTCGCCGGGCTGGCTGGTCATTTGGGGGTTGCGCTGCAAACCGTCTATAATTGGATGGACGCACACCCTGAATTTATGGACGCCGTAAAGGAAGGGCAGGCCGCTGCGGCTATGTGGTGGGAAGACCGCTTGCGCAAGAATGCCCAGACTGGCGACGGCAACGCCGCATCTTGCATCTTCGGACTAAAGAACCGCGCGCCGAAGGAATGGCGAGACCGCAAGGAAATTGACCATTCGTCCGAGGATGGCAGCATGACGCCCACCACCATCATCATCAAAGGGGCGGATGGAAGCGGTAATTGAGATACCGCCCTCTCTCGTGCCGATATTCACGCCCGCGCGTGGAGCCGTCCAGTATCGAGCGGCATACGGCGGGCGGGGATCGGGCAAGTCACAGACGGCGGCACTTATGGCGGCTGTGTGGGGCTATGCCGAGCCGCTCCGCGTTCTCTGCACCCGTGAATTGCAGGTCAGCATCAAGGACAGCTTCCACCGCGAGATCAAGGACGCCATTGAGCGCACGCCCTGGCTTGCCGCACACTATGACGTGGGCGTGGATTACCTGCGTGGCCGCAACGGCACCGAGTTCATATTTCGGGGCCTGCGGCACAATACGTCCAGCATCAAGTCGCTTGCGGGGATTGACCTGACCATTGTCGAGGAAGCCGAAGACGTTCCAGAGGATAGCTGGCTGGCGCTGGAGGCAACCGTGTTCCGGCAACCCAAATCCGAGCTATGGGCGATATGGAACCCGCGCGTTGACGGTAGCCCGGTTGACAAGCGGTTTCGCAAGTCGCCGCCTGACAAGGCGCTGATCGCCCGCATCAACTACGACAGCAACCCATTTTTCCCCGAGGGTCTAGAGGCTCTACGCCAGAGGGAGCAACGGCGCCTTGATCCGGCCACATATGCCCATGTGTGGGATGGGGAGTATCTGGAAAACAGCGATGCACAGGTATTCGCGGGCAAGTATGAGATTGCTGAGTTCGAGCCTGAGGCGCTATGGGACGGCCCATACTTCGGGCTGGACTTCGGTTTCGCGCAAGACCCGACAGCGGCGGTGGAGTGCTACATTCACGGGGACCGGCTGTATATCCGTCGCGAGGCGGGGCGGATCGGGCTGGAACTGGACGATACATCCGCCTATGTGCGCGAGGCAATGCCGCTCATGGCGCTGCACAATGTCAGGGCGGATAGTGCGCGCCCCGAGAGTATCAGTTACCTGCAACGCCACGGCCTGCCCAATATCAAATCGGTGAAGAAGTGGCAGGGATCGGTGGAGGACGGCATATCCTTTATCAAATCTTTCGCCCGTGTTATTATCCATCCGGAATGCCGTGAAACCGCGCGAGAGTTTCGGCTGTATTCGTATAAGCAGGACCGCCTGACCGGAGACATCATGCCGAAGTTGGTAGACGCGCACAACCACTACATTGACGCCCTGAGATACGCATTGGAGCCTATGGTGGGCGGCTCTGGCGACGTGTTTGGAGTGCTATAGATGGCTTGGCCCTTTACCCGTCGCGAGACGAAAGAACACCCGAACGGCGGCGCTTTCATGTTGCCCGTGGGCGAAACGTGGTCCCGCAAGTCTAGCG